CTCAGGCGCGCTGCTGCGCTACCCTGGCGACCGCGCTTTGGGCGCAGGATGGGACGAAACCGCGAACTGCCGGTGCCAGGCCCGGTACACCATAAGGGCGAACTATGCGCGACGAGATGCAGGAAATCTTCGGGGAGCTGTTCGATGACGTCTTCGCGGAGTCTGTGACCGCCTTCACCGGCGAGTACATGGGCCCCGGCGTCACCGATCCGGTGACAGAGGAAACTACGGCGCAACCGGTGATCTACGCCGGGCGTGGAGTTTTCCATGAGTACGACGAGAAGCGCGTGGACGGGCTGAACATCAAGTTCGGAGACATCCAGTTGATCGCGCTGACCAACGAAGTGGCCGAAAGGCCCGACATCGGTCACCTGGTGGAGACGACAGACAACGTCGGTATCCTCGGTATGCCCGCCAAGGGCTATCGAATCGTGCGTGTCGGCGGCGACCCTGCGGGCGTGCACCATGACCTGCAGTTGAGGAAGGCGTAATGGCCAGGCAGAGAGGAGGGCGCGCCTGGAGCGTGCCGCCGTCGGCGTTCATCGGATTGGTGGAAGATGCCCTGGCCGAGCGGCATCGCTCGATCACCCTGGCAATGCTTGGGGAGATCGTTCTACGGGCTCCTGTGGACACCGGACGCTTCCTGGCGAACAACATCGTCAGCATCGGTTCGCCTGTCTTCTACTCCCTCGACGCCTACGACAAGAGCGGGCGGGAGACGGTCGCAAAGGGCGAAAGCGTGCTGTCTGGGCTTGAGCCCTACACCGTCACCTACATCCAGAACAACCTGGTATACGCCGGCGCGCTTGAGGACGGCCACTCACGCCAGGCACCGGCGGGCATCTACGGCATCGCCTTCTATGGCGCCACACAGGCCTTCGACAAATGACCTTCGAACAGATCCGGGCCATCGTCACTGGCCGCATGACGCAGTGGGCGGGCATTCCCGCAGACGCTGTCGATTACCCGAACAATCCGCAAGGGCCTTTCAACCCGGCTGGCAAGTCCATATGGGCGCGACTGGCAGACGTACCAGGCCCGGCCAGCGCGCCAGAGACCGGCATCGGCCCGTGCGTGCGCCGCACCGGCATCATCATGGTTCAGCTATTCGTGCCCAGCTACAAGGGCACCCTGGCCATCACCAAGGCCGCCGACACGCTGGTGCAGCACTTTGAGTTCTACAGCGACCCGACCGGGCCATTCGACTGCTACGCGGCGTCGGCTGCGACGATTGGCGATGACGGCCATGGCTGGTACCAGGTCAACGTGTCGATCCCATACCGGGCCTACTGAGCCCTCAACATCCACCGCCACATGGCGGTTTTTTTACGCCTACTCATAGGAGAAACACCCCATGTCCAGCGGTGCAAAGCGCTCGACCGCGTATATTCGCGAAGTGACCCCGGGTATCACCCCGCCGGGCAACTGGAACGTGCTCACCCGCGTCAGCTTCGGCCTGGTACCCACCTACAACAACGAAGAAAACAACGAGATCGGCGAAACCCGGATGTCTCAGGGCACTGCCCAGACGACCGTGGATGTCGGCGGCGATATCGAAACCAAGTTCCGCTACGGCGCCTTGGACGAGTTCCTGGCCTCCTGCTTCGGCGCGAACTGGGTAGGAAATACCCTGACCATGGGCAACGAGCGAATCTCGTTCTCCATCGGCGCCTACGACGCTGACGTCGGCATTGCGGCTATCGCCCGCGGCGCTCAGGTCGCATCGTTGAACATCGAGATCCCGAACGACAACGAGATCACGGTCACCACGACCTTTGCAGCCATTGCCTGGGATGACAAAGCCGACAACACGTCGTTCATCGTCAGCCCGCAGACAGGCGTAGCCCAGCGCCGATACGGCTTCAAGGACGTCACCGGCCTGAAGATCAACGGCGTCCAGCTGGGCGAGGACAACGCCTGCGTCGACAGCTTCAACCTGCAGTTCGACAACAACGTCCAAACCCAGCGCTGCATCGGTAACGGGAACCCGTTCCCAGGCAACATCATCCCGACCATCTTCACCCCGTCGGGAAGCATCACGCTCAGCTGGTCGAAGACTGCCTACCAGTATTGGAAGGCCCAGCAGACCGGCGGTGCACTGAGCTTCGAGTTCACCCTGAACAACGCCGACGGCGGCTACACCTTCCTCATCCCCGAGATGGAAGTCAGCGGCGACTGGCCTGACGGCGGCGCCACCGACATCATCCAGGTGGAATTGGCATACACCGCCCGCCGCGTGCCGCCGACCATCACCCGACTGCCGGCGCCGATTGTCATTGCAGCCGTTGACGTGACGCCAGCCACCGCCAGCGTTGCCGTGGGCGCGACCATCGATCTCGAAGCAGCCGTGACCCCGGTCGGCGCAAGCCAGCTCGTCACCTGGTCCAGCTCCGACGCCACCAAGGCAAGCGTTAGCGCAACTGGCCTCGTCAAAGGCATTGCAGTTGGCTCGGCAACCATCACGGCCACCAGCAAGGCAGACGGCACCAAGACCGACACCTGCGCAGTCACCGTCACCGCTTAACCCTTTGCCCGGCGCACCCTGCGGTGTGCGTCGGGCCTTTTACCGCAGAGGAATACCATGGGCATCACCATTGCAAAGAAGCCTGAGCTTGACCTCAATGGTCAGCGCTGGGTTGAGTTCGCTCCGGGCGCCGAAATACTGGTCGGCTCCATCGCCAGTCCCATCTACAAGTCCCACCAGGCCTTGATCAATCGCCACCTTGCACTGATCAACCAGCAGGCTCGCGTCGGCACCGCCGAATTCAGCCTGGCCGACATCCCTGATGTAGAGCTGGAGACCGATGACGACCTGTTCATCGAGTTGGCTGCTAAGCACCTGATCAAGGACTGGAAGGGTGTTGACGTAGAAGAGCGCCCAGGCGAGCCTGCCCCATACACTCCCGAGCTGTGCATCCAGCTGCTCAAGCAGATGAACAGTGTCTACTTCCTCGCCCTGCGCACCGGCACCGACATCGCACGCCGCGTCGAGGAGAAGGCCGCAGCCACGGTGGAAAAGTAGTCGCGGCATACCTGTGGGGCAGGGAGTGGGCCGGGCCCGAGAACGAGAAGAAGCGCTGGAAGCATGAGCGCCTTGGCGTGAAGGTTCAGGAGCCGCCAGAGATTGACGGGGTAACCGCAGAGATCCTGGAGGCCTACGCCTACATCAGTCGATCCAGGCAGTACGTTGGCATGCTTGGTGCGCCCGCACCTATCCCTCCGTCAGCCATTACTGAATACCTTGACCGTTACCCCACGGCGATATGCCGCGAAGAGCTCGACGCCGCGGTCTTCGCGCTCGATGACCAGTTCCGTAAGAGCTGGGACGAGCAGCAGGAGAAGGTCCGGGCGGAATCCGAAGGCAAGGGCAGTACAAAGAGGCGGTGAAATCCAGGCGGCTGACATGTGTTAAATTCTGATCATGTTTCAGGGAGATCGAACATGTCGGATTTTCTCGCTTTCTTGATGGCAGTCACCGCCTTCATTCTTTATTTTGCGCCAACCTTCGTAGCGTCTAAGCGGAAACACCCGAACGGCACGCCCATTGCCTTGTTGAATATTTTCCTTGGATGGACTTTCGTTGGCTGGCTGGTAGCCCTTATCTGGTCTGCTTCGGCAATCAAAACTGAAGTGCCGACCCATCCTGCGACTGAATCGAAACCCAGCAATCGCTATGGCGACCTGGAGAGGCTAGCTGCTCTCAAGGAAAAGGGGCACATCAGCGAGGCTGAATTCAACCGAGAAAAGTCAAAGCTACTCGGAAGCTGACCTCCGGAAAGACAAACAACAACCCGCCTTGAGCGGGTTTTTTTACGCCTGGAGAAAGATATGGCGCAGGAATCCCGCCTCGCGGTAACGATCGACTCCCGCGGGGCCAAGCGCAACGCAGATGACCTTACAGGGTCGCTTGAGGGGATGACGCGGGCCGGGGATGCTGCAGCGGCATCGGCGGATGACGTCTCAGGCAGCCTGGAGGATCAGCGCAAGGCTCTCACCCAGCTGTTGGGTCAGATCAACCCCACCACTGCAGCCCTGGGTCGGCTGGACGACATGCAGGAGCGACTGGCCAAGTTCAAAAAGGCCGGAATCGTTGAGAGCGACACATTCGTCGAGTACACGCAGCGTATCAACACCATGCGGGACGCGCTTGGCGAAACCTCGGACGGCATGAATAAGGCCGGGATGTCGGCGAAAGCCTACAACGCTGCCCTCAGGGGAATTCCTGCGCAGTTCACTGACATCGCAGTGAGCCTTCAGGGAGGGCAGGCTCCACTCACCGTGTTCCTTCAACAGGGTGGGCAGCTCAAAGATATGTTTGGCGGAATCGCCCCGGCTGCCAGAGCGATGGGCGGATACATTCTTGGCCTGGTCAACCCATTTACCGTCGCAGCTGCGGCTGCAGCAACGCTAGGCCTGGTCTTCTATGACGTAGAAAAGCAGATATCAGCGTTCAATAAGGCCTTGTTTTCTGGTTCTGCTGACTCCGGTCAGACGGTAGAAAGCATGGCCGTGATTGCCATGTCGGTTGCCGATATCACTGGAGACCTGTCCGAAGCCAAAAACGCAGTAATAGCCCTTGGCGCAAGCGGGAGGGTCAGCGAGATCCAATTCCGGAATCTTGCGCAGGCATCTGCTTCGATTGCGCAGTTCACTGGGCAGAGCGCCACGGATGTGGCGAAGTCATTTGGCGGGCTTGGAGATAGCGCCACCAAGGCAGCGCAAAAGATCAGTGAGCAGTACGGGCTCATAACCTCTGCGCAATATGAGGTTATTGCTGGCCTAGAGAGCCAGGGAAGGAAGCAGGAGGCTCTGGATGCCCTCAGCGAGAGTCTTAATGCCAATGCCAAAAAAAGGCTTCAGCGTTACCGAGATTCCTTGTCCGAGCTTGAGCGCGACTGGGATGATGTAGGCACTGCGATCAGCAATGCCTACAGCAAGATAAAAGCCGAGCTGTTCCCCGATGACAACAAGCAGATAGAGATAGCGCAAAGGATTCTTGATACAAGGAAGCAGGGCGGTTTCACAGGCGCGCTTTCCAACTTGTTCAGCTTCGGGGACAACACAAACCAGGCTCTTCGCACTCAGATCAAGACACTTACGGAGCGCCGAGAGGCTGCAGCGGCTGCCGCCAAGGCAGAGTCGGCCGAAACGGATGCCAACCAGGGAAGAATTGCTGCCGCTGCGCGCTGGGCAAGCTCACAGCTTGAGTACCTCGACAAAGAGTCGAGAAAGCGCAGCGAGATCGCCGAAGCCCGAGAGCTTGGGCTGAAAGCAGGGCGAAGCGAGGAGGAGATCGCTAAGCGGATCGTTGCGATCGAAAGCAAGTACGCGGACAAGGCGAAGCCGAAGACGCCGCGCGAGGATAATCGAGGTGTCGCTGAAGCTCAGAACACCTTCTCTCGCCTGTACAGCCAGTACGACCCGGCCGCCCAGGCTGCCCGTGCACTGACCAAGGAACAGGAGCAACTGGACCTGGCCCTGAGCAAGGGCAAGATCAGCCAGGAAGAGTACGGAAAAGCGCTGGCCCAGGCCTCGCTGAACTATGCCGCCGCCATCAAGGGTGCCCAAGGCCTCACTCAGGCCGAGCAGTACCGGGCGCAACTTGAGCGGCAGCTGGCCGGGCAGCGCAGTGAGTACAGCATCGCGGCAGCCGGCGTCGGCATGGGCGATCAGCAGGCGCAGCGCATGCAGCAGCGCGTGCAGTTGGAGCAGCAGACCAACGACCGCATTCTGCAACTGCGCACCGAACTGGCCAATGCCACGACGGAGAAGCAGCGGCAGGACCTGCAGGCGCAGATCGACCTTGAGCAGGAATACCTGCCCAAGCGCCTGGCTGCACTGCAAACGGGCTTCGCCCAGTACGATGCAGCTATCTCCAGCCCGCTCAATGGGTGGAATGCGGCTTTGGCCAACTTCCAGGTGAGCGCAGCAAACGTGGCCGGGCAGACGCAGGCCTTGTTCAGCGGAGCGTTCGGCAGCATCCAGTCAAGTGTCGGCAGTGCTTTCGAGAGCATGGCCCTGGACGGCCAGACCTTCGGCGAATCTGTCTCGAATATCACACGCAGCTTGTTCGGCAGCGTCATCAACTCGCTCGGCCAGATGGCGGCGCAGTGGGCCGTGAACCAGGCAATGCAGGTGGTGTTTGGGCAGACGTCGGCGGCGGTAGCAGCTCAGCAGATTGCCCAGGTGGGCGCTGTGACGGCGGCAGAGACATCTGGTGCGGCCGCCGTGGCCACTGCCAAGGTCGCTGCCGATGGCGTAGCTACCGCTTCAAGCCTTGCCTCAACCGCTACCACCACTGCTGCACAAACGGCTGCAGCCGGCACCACCTTAGCGGCATGGCTGCCAGCAGCTCTGGTTGCCTCCATCGGGTCCTTTGGTGCGGCCGCCGTGGTTGGCGGTACTGCGCTCCTTGCGGCGTTCGCGCTGATCAAGGGCTTCGAGTCTGGGGGCTACACCGGTGGCGGTGGCCGCAAGCAGGTCGCTGGCGTGGTGCACGGTCAGGAGTTCGTGGTGAATGCCGAGGGCACGAAGCGCAATAGGGCTCTGCTTGAGGCGATCAACGCTGGAGAGCGGGTTTCAGTAGCTGGAAGTGGAGGCTCCATAGTCTCGACCAATGCCTCCGGCAGCAGCCAGGCGCCTGTCACGACTCAGACGAAAATCACCGTGAACCTGATCGAAGATCGCTCCCGCGCAGGCACAGTAGATCAGCGCACTGGCGACAACGGCCAGTTTGAGATCGACGCCTTTGTCGCGGACATCTGGGGCGGTGGTGAGCGGGCCCAGGCCATCGAAGCGGCCTACGGCCTGTCGCGCAACCCAACGTAAGGAAAGCTGATGACCACTGAAACGGAAGAGGCCGAATCCGGGCCGGGCGCACCTGTGCCCGACCCTGTCGTCCCGCCTGATGAGAAAGAGCTCCTGCTGCAACGGCGCCTTGCGCGCATCGAGGAAGCGCTGGGCCTCAGCCCTCTCACCTAAAACGAACCTCAGCTGAGGAATGGCAATGATTCAATACCCGGCAGAATTGCCACTTCCTCTGCAGGAGGGGTATGGC